ATCTTGTAGATGGTACGAATAACTTCGCGGTTGATCTCAGCAAGAATCTCAGAGGAGAGAATATTTGCGAGTTCCGCTTCAGCATTCAGACCGTGGATTGCTTTGAGGTCTTGTGCGAGTTCTAAGGAGTACTCAGCCTTCAGAGCGCGTGACTTGGCGGTAACAGTGACTTTCTCGATTGAGAATGCCATCTGGTTGAAGTTGTCATCGGTAGTACCGAGATCTTCAGCATCGCCAGTTGCCATACCCTGACCAACTCTGTATCCGAGTGAGGATGCAGAACCAACTGGGTTAAGAACAGCAGGGTTAGAACCACCGTAGGTGCCGGTGTCAGGAGTAGCATTGGTAGTACCAATACCAGCATTTGCATCGGAGAATCCACCGTTGAGGTCGAAACCTTCGTTCTGACCAGAGAATGCGGTGTTAGGCTCGTCGAAGAATGCTTCTCCACCACTCTGACTGTTGTAGCGGGAGCGCATTGCGAAGATGAGTCCAGTAGGACCACTCATTGGTTGAACGCCTGCCAGGTCATACGCGACCAGGTTAGGCATTGAGCGACGAATCAGCGAAATCAGAACAGGGTCGAAACCTGCAACAGGACCAGCAGCAACAGCGCCAGTGCCGGTGTTAGAGAAACCACCAGTACCAGCAGAGTTGGTTGGTGATTCCATCAGGTTCATACCTGTGGAGAATGCTGCCTCTTCGCGGAGGAATTTTTCTTGGTTTTCGAGCAGGACAGCGGTTACAGCTCTTTTGTGCGAATCTTTGATTCCGCCCTCATAATCGAGGAGAGGTGCCCACTTTTCCTGCAATTGCTCGGAATGGAACATTTGCGTTTACCTATGTAAAGTTTGTGTTTGATTAATGTTAAATTCAGTTTTTAGCAACTGCTGAAAGAGTTTTCAGATATGCAGCCATGGAACCAGAATGGAATTCTGGAGCCTCATCTACACCTTCCGAAAGAGTTTCGGTGGTTGCCTTTGGAGTTTTCTGTGCTGAGAAGTATGACTCCTTCAGCATCTCCAGTTTCTCACGATATTCTTCTTCACTTTCAAACTCAACACTTTCGGCAAGTGAAGCGAGCTTCTCTTTCTGAGTAGCAGCAAGGCCCTCAGAAACTTGATCTAAGATTCCATCAGCAACCGACTCTGCGAGACGCTTGTTGAGTGAAATGTTTCTTTCGATTTGCTCGTTGAGTTTTGTCTCCATTTCATCAAGTTTGTCTACCATGCTCTCAACAACATCATATTTATCTTCAGGGATTGTTACATAATGCTCTTCAAAAAGACCTCTCATTCCGTTGAGGAATGATTCAGTCAATTCAGTCTTAAGACCGTGCTCGATAGCGAGTTCGTTTTCTACGAACCACTCTTCCGAAACATACTCAAGGTATGAATCGACACGATCTTGAAGTTCTTCTTTAATTTCTTCTACAGATTCTACGAGTTTATCTTCGTATTCTGCTTCCAGTTGCTCCTTGATTTGAGCAACTTTGGAGGAAATTGCTGCTTCGAAGATTGTCTTTGCTTTTGCTTTGAAACCTTCTGACAGTTCTTCACCACTCAGAAGTGCATTGACATCCTCTTCGATGTCATACTCTTCAACAACTTCTTGCTCTTCTTCCACAATTTCCTCTTCTTCGGTGACTTCGAGTTCTTCTTCAACTTCTTCTTTAACGCCTTTCATAGGATCAGCAGCTTTAGCACCTTTGTTTACAACATTCTTAACTTGCTTGAGTGTTGCGCCAGGAGTCTTCAGCTTTGCTGAATCATCGTCGGGACGATAATTATCTGGCGTTGGACCACCGAGATCCTCTACGGAACCTGCGATGGAGGTATCCATTCCTTCTGCTGCTTTGGCGTTAGAATTGACAGCAGTTTTGGATTGCTTTGTGCCTACTTCCATTTCTTGTAAATCTCCACGAGACATTTGAACTCTCCGTTAAACCTGTATTATTAACTATATTTATTTATTAATTTAAAATTTTTATAAGTTGGAAAGAAAATCTTGGAACAGATTTAATTTCTGCTCATCTAATTTCTTTTGATCAACTAAAGTATTGATGGTTTTGTATGTTTTGGCAACATACTTTTCACGAAGGATTCCACCATCCCATACCCAATCTTTTCCTTCCATAATTCCTGAAACAAATGCATCAGGAGCAGAAGGATCGGCAACGATATCAGCAGCAGTTGCTAACATGAAATCTTCGCCAACAACACTATATCCTTCTCTGGTCATTTGAAGAGAACCAACACCACGAGAAGAAACTCCAAGTTTTACTCCTTCAGAAATCAGAGATTCTGCAATCTTACCCATTGGGGTGCTGAGAATCTTTGCTTTTCCAATGAAGTTGGAACCACTTTCTTTCAGAGAAATAATTTTATGAGAAACACGATCTAGATTTACAGTTGGTCCATCGGGGTGACCTAGTTCTCCAAGTGCTCTTCCAGATACAACATGATTCTCATTGTATCTTTCAACTTCACGACGAAGTGTCTCCATAGGGTACATACGACCATTACGGTTCTTGATGTCTCCCTGGAGAAATACTCCTTCAATGTAAAGTGATTTTTTACCGTTGCGTTCTTCAACGATAAATTCGACTGACTCGATTTCTTCTCTGATGAGTTTCATTTTAGTTCGTGAATGCTACTTTGTTTGCGTTAATTGCGTCAGTTGTCCAAATGACATCAGATGCAGTTTTTTGTAAAAATTCAACACTTCCAGCTGGCATTGAAAAATAAGTTGTGGTCGCAGCACCAACGATAGTGCTCACTCCAACAGTAACGATACCAGACTGATTATTGTGCAGACGAACCAAAGTCGCATCACTAATGCTAGTTGCGGCACCAGCAGTAGTTCCAGTCGATACTTCTGTCGCAATAATTTTTGTAATCGGCATTATCTTATAATAACGTTATTAGTTATTTATTAATCTTCAGATTCTGCCTCAATCTCTTCCTCATCATCTTCATATTCCTCTTCTTCAGAATCTCCAAATAAAGAAGATGCTACAATTGGTTTAAAGGCATCAACCTTTTCTGCTGATTTGTTAAAAAGAAGTTCTTTGATCTTATCACTGATTTGTGAAGGACTCTCATCAGTAACAATCATATCCATTAATTCGTCCATGAGTCTAAAATGTATGATCTTTTTTATTTATTAGATTTCGCCACCCTTAGGCATTTTGACTTCCGGTGGTTCTACAGAAGTTGCATTTGCTTCTGGTTCCATAACAGGAGCACCTAAATCACCGCCTGCCATTGGAATTGGTTGTCCTGTTGCAGGATCAACTGCCATCATTGCTGGATCTGGAATGATACCATCTTCAATTTCTTGTTTGATAAGTTCATCCTGCTCGATAATTTCGAGATCGGTTTGGCGAAGAACCTTTCTACGAATGTAATCTTGAGAATAGTATTTGCCAACATAAGGTTCTGCAGCAGCAACCATATTGAGTCTTTCTGTAAGAAGTTCTGCCTCTTTCAGTTCTGCAAAATGGTTGTCATACAAGAAGTCATATTGAATGTGCTCACTCATAACTTCCCAATCTTCGGGAGTGATGATGTTCTTGAGAATCAGTTGAGTTTTCAGAATGTCATTGAAAAGATTTGAGAATCTCTTTCTCAATCTTCCAACAAACTTACTGAACTTAACTTCATCACGAAGAATTTCCGATGAGCGTCCAAGATTGAATCCACCATCTCCACCAACTCTTGATGATGGAACATTAAGTGAACGATAAAGTTTCTCTTGGAAATACTTGATGTCTGTGATTTCTCCAAGATTCTGACCACCTGGAAGAGTGGTAATTTCTGTACCACGACCACCTTCTCTTCTTGGTAACCAGAAATCCTCAAGCATACTCATATATTTTTTATCATCACGGATTTCTCCAGTTGCTGCATCATAGACTAACTTGTTTCTATAACGCATCATGACATCACGAAGATATTGTTCTGCCTTGACTTTTGGAAGATTGCCAACATCAATGTAGAAAATTCTACGTTCTGGTGCTCTTGACAACCTATAGATAACCAAAGAATCCTCAATCATTCGGAGTTGATTGAGTGACTTGATTGCTTTGTGTAAGTATGATAAGGTTGATCCCTTATTTCTATCTACCAATCCAGAATTGCAATATGCAATCGAATCTCTTGCAATCTTAATTCCTTTATTACCACCTAATGCAGATGGATTTCCTGTTGGATAAGTTTGTTGTGGATTGTAGATGAAATACTCTTCGATCTTAGGAAACTCATATTCCATAGGATCTTCTTGATTTACGTTAGCAAGTCTGCTACGCACATCATCCTTTGGACTTTTCTTTGCTTGCCTTACATAACGAATTTTAAGTGAATCAATATATCTTAACTCTTGAATACCCTCTTGTGGATTCTTAAGATCAATTACTTTATGATAGAAAATTCTTCCATCAACATACCAGTTTCTATAAATTTCATGACACTTCTTATCAAAATCTAGAAGATCAAGAACGGTTTTAAACTCATCTCTGATTTTCTTTTTGATACCCTCACTTGCATTCAAGTTTGAAAGTTCAATCTCAACAGGAGTATCATTAGTATCTGATACAATGGCCTCATTTACAATATCTTCGATGGCACTATCACACTCCGGATGAAGTGCCATCTCACGATATCTTTTAATAAGATCAAATTCAGTTCTATAGACACCCTCAATATCGACATACGAACCAAAAAAACCACTAGTCAGATAGTGGTCAACCCCGTCCTCATTGTTAGGAGGAACGGGGGAAACCGCTGTCGGAGATAATGGTTCTGTATCTTCAATTGAGAAACCAAAAAGTTTTGCCATTATTAAAGTTCTAGACTTGTTTTACTATTTATGACTGAATCAAAACTTAGGATCCAACTGCTTGTGGATAGAAGTATTGAATCTGGAAGTCAACAGTAAATTCCTCAATGGTGTTCTCAGTATCGTATGAGAGTGCGATATCTGAAACTGTAGTTGGGAAGATATCTTCAAACTTATACTGTGCAATGATTGATGCATCGTTGCCAGTTGTTCCAGCTCCTTGTGTATTAGAAACTGATCTTCCGAGTTGATAGACAGTTGCTTGACCCATGTAATCGCCAGGATTTGTCAGTCCTGAGTGATCTGCATATTGTGCAATGTTCTGCATCCATGCTTCAAATGCTCTTCTGTGAGAGAAGTTTTCATCATTAATGACGGTTACAGTCCAAGGATCGAAGGTTCTATCTCCAGCAACCTTGAGAGTGCGACCTCTGAAGGGAACATCAATTGGTGTTACGTTTGATGCTGGAAGAGCTGCTGCCTTACATAAGAATCTAAAGTTGTCACCGTCGAAAGAACCGGTTCCATCACCTTGAATGCCGAGAGCAACTGCTGATGGGAACGTTACGTTCACCTCAAAGAGGTTGGCGCGTGCGCCACCACCAATGAGTTTTGATTTGAATTGTGAGAGATTTCTGGTTGGAATTGTTGCCATTGTTCGTGTCCTCCTTAGTAGTTAATTATAAAGATCAAACTCTTCCGGCAACTTCATCAAACGAAACGCCAGTTCTCGTCGCAACAAACGTGAGAGTTATGTAATTGATTGATCTGGCTGGTTTGATAAAGATGTCCGCTCTGAATTCATTATTATCAACGACTTCGGGAGTGTTGTTGGTCTCATCACAAATTACGAGGAAGTCATAAAGTCCTCTCTTTGCTTGGACATCGCGGAGGTAAGGTTCCACAATGTTGACGAAATTGGATCTTGTAATCTCATCGTTCAACTCAAAGAGTTGTGCTTGAGCAGTTGTTTCAAGTGCTTGCTCGATTGTCAAGAACAAACGACGAACGTTAATTCTATCGAAGGAAGATGGTGAGGTAAGAGCAGTCTTATCTCCGAAGAGTAAGATTCCTGCACCAGGTTGATTGATGATAGAATTAATTCTCAGAGAATACAATTCATCTCTTTGTGCTTTTGATGGATTAAATGCAAGTTTGATTGCATTATTCAGAACACCTCTGTTTTGACCAGCAGGTGAGAACCAAGGGAATGCAACAATACTTGTTCTAACCATCAGTCCAGCAACGTCTCCGTTACATGGAACATAGCGGAATGCATTATTGAACCTATCATACATGTACTTATAACCACTATCAAATACTGCATATGAAGAAGATTGAAGTGGTGAGAAGAACTCAGTTACATTTGTTAATTGAGTTGCAGTTGATGTGATGTTTACAACATCTGCTCTGTGTGGAGAAACAACTGCCATACAATCCTTTCTCTCATTGGCAATGGAGATAAGTTTGTTTGCTTTTGCTTGAGATTCTGCCTTAACTGTGAGTCCAGGACCCATCAGCAGATAATCAACGGCAACCTCATCTTTGTTAGAGAAGAGATTGTAGGATGTTACCAGATCTCCAAGTGCTGCAGCCATTCCATTTGAAGCGGAATAGTCAACACCACCAGAAAGTGTGTAAGTTGCTTTTCCAATCGCACCAAATGTAACTCCTTGTGCCAATTGTCCCCAAGAACCATTGGCTTCGGTTACTGCAGTGAAGTTTGCTGAGAAACCGGTTGCTAGTGGTGAAGTTCCACTGGTTGTATCGATTCCAACAGATGGATTATCGCCAGCATAAACATATGCAGATTGACCTGCAATATAATCTTTCCAGTAGATTTTGGTTGGAGAATCTACAGCAGAAACTGCGTCAGATGCTTTAGAAAGTCCAAGATGCTTCTCTAAGAGATTTCCTTGAATACCAGTTACGGATCCGTTGTCATCATAGATTGCAACGTGAATCTCATCATTTTTAGCACTTCTTCCAGATGCATATGATGAAGTTCCTGGTTTTGGAGCAATAGACTTCCAGTAAACTGTTGAGTTGGTTAATCCAAGAGTTTGCTGATTGTACCAATCAACTGCAGTTGCTGGAGTGTAAGGTGTGACAGCAGAAAGTCCAGTATTAATACCGGAATTGTTAACAAAGTAAAGTGAAGATGATGTAGTGAATGAATTCAGCGCATTCCCTTCAGCATAATCGATTGCAGTTTCTGTGCTACCTGCGCCAGAAGTTTCTACGCGAGAAACAATCTTAACATTGATTGTGCTTGCACCACTAGTTGAATCTGTCGAAACTCCTGTGATGATTCCCTTTAAGTATCCAGTAAACGATGATGTGGTTCCAGATCCTGGAAGTGTCCCACTGATTGCTGCGGTAACACCGTAACCAACGGTAGCACCAGCACCAGCAAGAGAAGTTGTGGTAACTCCAAGTATTTGGTCTGCTGCGTCATCAATGACACATACCTTTAAGTTGTTAGCCCATGATCCTGGATTCTTTGCTGCCCAAGACCAAGTTTCTTCAGTTGAATGATTTAAAGTATAATCATCGTAGTTTGTAATCTTCAGAGTCTTTGGTGAAGTGCTGACTCCGGAGTTTGCGTTATTCAGAGTAGAACCATCAGTTCTGACGACCTTAAGAACACCACCATAAGAAAGGAATGACGATGCTGTCATCCAATACTCGTATTGTGCATCTGTTGAAATAGGTTTGCCAAAAACGTTAATAAGTTCATTTTCTATAGTGATATCAATTGCTTCATCTACTGGTCCAATTGCAAAAGGTCCCGCAATTGCACCAATATTATCCAATACATTATCAGCTCTCCCAACAGTTAAATCAACTTCCCTAGTAATTACACCGGGAGATAATTGAGGAGTCGCCATTTTTTTCTCCTAATAGTTCCTGTTTATCTAAAAAATATTTATTAAAATGTTACTTTTGGATGGGGAAATGTGACGCAAACAAATTACCAGTCAGGATATTCCCACTTATCAAAAATTTTTGTAGTCATTCTACTGACAACTACTCTTTTTATAGTACAATCTTTACATTCATAAGAGAAAGAAGATGCTACAATACCCCTATCTTTTCTTGTTCTATAGAATCCATTGATTAAATTTTTGATCTGCCCACAAGTTCTACACTTTCTATCATAAAGTAAAAGATGTCCAAATTTAAATTGATCATCTAATTCCATTACATGTATTCCCACATATATGCTCTATCACCATATTCATCAGTAAACCATCTATCACCACTTGAATCTACAAAACTTGTATCACTGAATCCATCATCCAAGAATCCAAATGGTGCCATGTCCTGTTCAATTTGATTTTTCTGCTCCTCATACAATCTCTTCCTAACATCTTGATCGGTAAGTTCCTTGAAGTAATCTTGAGCAACCAACCAAGCATAAATGACAAGACACATTGCCAGGTCATCATTACATCCTTCTTCTGCCTCAAATGAGTTATGCTTTTGAATAAAGGTTGTCAGTTCTGATATTATCTCATAATCCTTGAAGAGAACCTTATCAGCCTCGATCATCGTTTTAAGATTGAGTGATCCAACTTTCTTCACGGTCTTGGACATCTTTACGCCAAGTTGTGTTTTCTTTCCACTAAATCCTTGTCCAACAATTTGTCCAGCACGACCTCTCATTGAACACATGAGAACATTTTGATATTCAAGATCGTAATGAAGAAGTGATGCAACCTGATCACCGATATCGTTTACCTCACAAAGAATATATGCTCCATTGTAATTTTTTGCAACTTCGTAGATAATATTTGGGAACAACATTGGTTTTATTTCATTGTTCCGATACTTTGCAACCAATTTGTGTGGGAAAGAAGTTATATCGACAACAATAAACGCGGAGTAATCCTCACTTACTCCTCTAGCAACGTCAACTGTTATAATGTAGTCATGAGCATCTTTAACTTGCTCGTAAACGTCCAATCCAGCATTTCTCTGTATTGGATCCTCATAAACAAGATTTTTGAGTTTGCTTGGTGCAATGAGTGTATCAACGGATCCTAAGAATTCACATTCAAACTCAATTTTGAATTGCTGTTCCGATGTGTTAGCAATCGTTTGTTCTTTCCAAACCTCATCTCTACCGGGAACTTCAGACCAATGAACATCGGTTGGAATATATTCATTCTTACGTTTCTCCGCATCATGCCACATGCGGTAGAAATGATTCATACCATGTGGCGTTGATACTATGATGACTTTTGTGTTTTTACCAGAAGTAATAGTAGGATAAACAGATGCAAAGAAGGAATCTGCGATATGGTTCGGAACGAACGCAAATTCGTCGAGGAAGAGGATATTGAATGACATGCCTCGGACAGCACTCGCAGATGTAGAAGCTGCCAATATCTTACTGCCATTTTCTAACTC